ATTTTACTCATCAAATCTTTCATTCTTTTGAATTGTGGATTTTCATAAGCTTTAGCTTCTGCCAACATTTCTTGAGAACTTGAAGGTTGAGGAGTGGTAGAGATTTTTTCAACTACAGACTCGGTTACAGGTTTTTTTGTTTCGAGTTCGCTTTTTATTGAATTAAATAAGTTTTTAGCCTCATTTATATTAGAAATTGAATCAAATCTCTTTAAAATGTTCAATTTCTCTTGTTTTGTTGTAGAATGTTCTGTAAATAATCGAGTAGCATACGCCAAACTTGCATTGAAAACGGCAACCTCATTAAGTTTATCCTTGAATAACACTAATGCCTTTTTATATTCTTCATTTTGTTTTTTCAAGATTTCAACTTCTTCGTTTATACCAAATACACCTGAACCCGCTTTGAATACCTTCTTACTTGGTAAACCAGCTCTTTTTGCTTCACCTTTATTACCATGTGGATTTGATTTAGTTCTTGAAGCCTCAGTTGCTTCAATTTTTTTAACAATTGACCCTTCTTTAGGTTCCTTTTCTTCTTTTGGTTCCTTTTCTTCTTTTGGTTCCTTTTCTTCTTTTGGTTCCTTTTCTTCTGTGAATTCGTCTTCTTCACCTAATTCAATTTCATAAATTGTCTCTTCTTCTAAAGAAGAGTCTTCCTCATTACAATCTTTTTCAGGGTTTTTGACTTCCTCCATAGAAGTTTCTTCCTCAGTAGAATCGTCGTCAAGTTTGATGATATACTCATCGTCACCCATGTCAACGTCAAGTTGATTACCGTCTTTCTTAACAACAATACCATCTTCTGGTTTCATTGCCTTGAAAACTTTTAATACTTCATCATCTGTTGCACCGGTCATGTCCATAACGTCATCGTCATCGACTGACGGTCCGAGATCATCAGCCGACATTGGTTCATCATCTGATCCCATCTCATCATCTGATCCCATCTCATCATCTGTGTCTAATTCATCATCTGAATTAACATCGTCGATTCCTTTTTTGGGTTCATTATCGAGGTCGTCATCATTTTCAGAGTCATCGTCAGCCTCTTCATCATCGGCCTCATCTTCGTCTGACATATCATCTTTTTCCTCTTCTTCAGGATCGGGTTGTTCTTTTAATTCTGCATTAGAATTTTCTTCTGCAATATTATCAACCTTTTCCTCTTCTCCCACTTGTGATTCTTTAAGCAACTCGTTTAGTTCCTGCTTCATTGTAGATGCAAGTATACCTTTTGCATTTTGCTTCACTGCCTCTTCTAGTGTTTGAACTTGAAGTAGGGCTTGTTCTAAAATGGATTTTTCACTCATTTGTGTAAATTTATTTTAATATAAATACTTTGTAATTGATAAAAATTTAGATTTCGATATCTCTAACCATATAAAATTGTTTATTTAGATAAAAATCTATCTAAATTTCCCATTAATTTTTTCATTCTGTCGTCTACTATAGGTTTTTCATCAATATGTTCTTGATATTGTTCTCTTTCAGAGGGATCTTTGAAGATGTATGCACCGGGTGTAGAGGGTGATGAAACTAAATCGAAACAAACTAATTCGAAATCATCTTGAACAACATTTTCACCTTTTACAGTTTTTAAAGAACCAACTCCACGAGATGATATTCCCAATGTAGCACCATTCATAAGCAACATAGCTGCTTGATCACCTTTTGTTGATACTATACCCATTTTTTTCCAACCTGGTGAAGTAAATAATTTTATTTTACCCATTAACATTTTTCCATCCCACCATGTTTCTAAAATTGAATGTGAGACTCTATCTAAATCGATAAGTGAAGAAGAAGGATGATTAAGTTCGTTTAAAGCTCCACCCTTTTTAATTAGTGATTGATACTTTTCGTTTTCTCTTTTTAGTAATACCTCAGGATATATTCTTCCGTTTTTGTTTGGAGTATCAAATTTTTGTAAAACAGCATAAAGGACGATGTCTTGTGAAAAGTCAACATCCTTCATTTCAGAAATAATTTTTTTATTATCTTCGGGAGATATGTGACCAGCATCATATTCAATTAAAATTCCTTTGCCCGTCTCATTTGGTCCTAGTACCCTCATTTATAGAATAAATTATTTCTATAAATACATCATAATCGGAATTATTTTTTTGTTTTGTAGAAATTAAACAATTCTTTGTTTTCCAAACCGTGATTAATAATTTGTTCTAAAACGTCTTTAACTAAATTTTTAATATCTTTTGATTTAACATCAAATTGTTTATCAACGTATAATGTTATTTCCAAATTCATAAAAGACCTTTTTTCTAATTTGATACTCTTTGTTCTTATATCTAAATCAACTATTGATTGTTTTTTAAAATTTTGATTTTTTAAATCGTGTATTATTTCTTTAATTTTTCTTTTTGATCTTAAAATTGTATAATCAAAATTATCCGTATCATTTTCGGGTTTTAACCAAGAATTTAATTTTAAATAAATTGTTTTTAAATTTTTATAGTCTACTGTTCCGTAGCCAATCTTCACGTTTTTGTATGATCCTAAATGGATATACTTTCCTGTTTTCATCAATATTTCATATTATATATTTTATGGTGCTTTTAAAATATACTAAATAATATTTTAAAAACAAAAAAATTTTTAATATATTTGTAATATAATTATTGATATGATCATAGTTGAAGTTAATAAAGAAAAAAACATTGAGTCTGCATTAAGAATTTATAAACAAAAGGTTCAAAGAACAAAACAGATTCAAATGTTAAGAGAAAGACAAACATATGTGAAACAATCTGTCAAAAGAAGGGAAGAAATTCTAAAAGCGATTTACATTCAAAAAATTAAAAAATAACCTTAATTTAGATCATTTTTTAATTCAAGTAATCTATAGTAGTTAAATTTCGATGTATCCATATTAGATACCTCACTTTTTACATTTTGAAGTTTTGATTTAAATGTATCGTCTGTTGATTCAACTAATAATAAATCTATTTTTGTAATAAGTGATTCTTTAACTTCACTTAATTTAGTTTTCAATTCATCAGTAGATAATGATAATATAGATTTCAAAAGTGTTTTTTGTTCCTCGTTTAATGAATTACTATATAATACATTAAAATTATTTGCCAACACTGAATTCAATAAATTTTCATGAATAGTGTGTAAATTTTTACTTACATTAGTAACTTCTTTTACTGTTGTTAAATGTTCATAAAGTTTTCTTTTGGCGATAACTTTATTTTCTATATTCGTTAAACTATCCTCTAATAATAATTGATCTAAATTTGTATATAATTCATTTTCTGATATCTCTACATCACCAATTTTTTCATTTAATGTCTTACAAAATTCTTTTATTGTAATGAACTTATTTTTTAAAATTGATGTGAGTTCCTCTACATATATTCTGGCAACATCATTATCTCCAATATATTTATTCTCCACTTCTTCATAAAACAAATACATTTCTTTGAAATCCTTATTTGAACTTATAGTTTTAATAATGTCTTTCATTTCATCTTTATTTTGAGATCTGTAAGATTCCAATAATTTTTGTAATATTTTTGTTTTAACTGAGCCAAAAGTATTCATTTCTAATCGTTTAATATGTCTTTTATTTTTGTTTCTATTTCATAAATATTGTGTTGGGCTTTATCCATGTCAAATAAATCTTCAAATTTCAAATTTTCTTTTCCCAACATACCTAATATTTTTGATTTTTTTGTTTCACTTAAAGGTTCACTTCCACCTGCTGGTGGAATTGTTGGTACTGCCCCATCTGGTGCCATTCCTCCTGCAGAAGGTGCTGCCCCACCTGCATCTTCCATTTTCTTCCTTTCTTCTTCGGGTATACCATACTTAGAGTCAACCTCATCGAAAATTCCACTACGTTTAATTACATTTTGTGTATTTGTTAATTCAAATCCCATTGCTCTTTCAAGACGTTGTTGTTGTAGATCCAATATTACTTCGTTATCACTCAAACCAAGAATATTTTTCTTTGCCCATGTATGAGAAACCGGTAATATACCTATTTGAGATTGGTCTGAAGTGGCGTCTTTATATAGTGTTATTTTTTCCTTCCACTGTTCAAGACGTAACAAATCAGATTGTGCAGATGGATTAGTTAACGATAATGAAAAATTATTTAATTCATCTTCCAATCCTAAGAGATAAAGGTGAACTAATGCTATTTTATTCAATTCTTGAATTAATGATTTTTGTATTCTGTTAATAGTTCTTGCAAAACGAATATCCATTAACGCTAAACTTTTACCTTCACCAACAACTTCTTCAAAACCTAAAAATGCTTTAGGTATTCTTAATGCAGCTAAAAGTTTCTTTTGAATGTATTCAATATCGGCAATTTCACCTAAGTTCTGTGCACCAGCCAATGTTTCAATTGGATTTGATTGTGCAGGGTCTCTTACAGGAATAAAGAAATCCTGATCTACAGCCATTTGATTATATCTCATATCAACTTGACCTGTTCTTGGATCAGAAATTTGATCTCTTTTAAATTTATTTGCAACACGTTGAACATAAGGTTCAATATCCTTATCGTCCATATTACCAACAAATATTTTGAAGACTCTTCTTTCGGGTGCTCTTGATGTTCTGTAAATTAACATTGCATCTTCAGCAAGTAAAAGTTGTTTCCATATTCTTCTAATCTTATCTAACATAGAAGTCCCATATGGAAGTTTTCTATCATCACCCAATAATCTAAAATGTCCAATTTCCCATGCCTGAAATTCTATGTCTTTGTTTTTCCACATAAATCTTAATTCACGATTCGGTGTTTTTTCTGTATCAGACACAGGTTTTGAAGTTGCACCCTCAACTCTTTCAATTTCAATATTCGGTAATTGTTGACATCCTACGATACCTTTTTGTGGATCAATTTTCAAATAAACAAAATTATCACCATACTTACACAATCCACGAGCCCACATTTGTAAATTTGTATTGATATCTAATCTATCATTAAATAAATCTTCTAAAATAGATTTAACTCTATCCGATTCAGAATAGATTGTTAATATATCACCCTTTTCAGATAATGTAGTAGACTCCTCTGCATAAATGTCAAGTGATGCGGATATTTCTGGTGTGAACTCCATAGATTCATAGTCATAATACGCAGCCAATCTATTAGGCTCATAATAAACCGATTGATTGTAAAGCGATTGGTCAAGTTTTGTCCACTTGTCCGAAATATATTGAGATTGTTGTGCTTGAAGAAGTTGTTTTTGAAATTCTTCTCTGTTATCAGTTTTTAATAATTCATCTTTACTAAAATTAAAAGAAGGAGTTTTTTCTGGTTTACTTTGACCAGGAAATCCAAACATTCTCGTTAATTTCTGAAAAACTGTCAAATTTAGATCCGCCATGTATATAAATAGTTTTTTTTAGAATATAAACTTAATTACCTAAATTAAAAAGATTATTTTGGTTTTGAAAATAACCAACTATATTCTTGATATAAGTTTTTAGAAAGACTGTTTGTTTTGTTTGGATAATAAGTCCCATTATTATTCATCTGCATCGGACCTATTTGGTCAAAAGCGGTTCCATAAGAATAAAATGATTTATTTGGTTCATATGTTCTTTCTGCTAAAGTCCATGATTCCATCATAGCAATATTTTTTGCAGTATTTCTTTGTAATTGATTAAATGATATATCACCAGCATAAAGAGCTATAGATAAACTCATAATAGAATCGTCATGTGAACCTTTCATATGATCAGGCCTACCATTTATATAAACAAAAGTATTAAGTTCATTCAATAATCTATTTGATCTGATTATAAAACCCTTTCTAACTTGTTCCTCAAATGCTGCAATTATTTGTGTTCTCTTATTATTAAAATTAATACCGGGTATTTTTTCTAATTTCTTCTTGTCCCATTCCCAAACATTTTGAACGTTTATTCCATCAATAAATAAATTTTTATAATTCATCTCTTGCAATTTTCTTGAAGTTGCAATTCCCATACCACCGGTTATATCAACAACAATAAAAGAATCATATAAAACACCCCATTTATATGCAACTGCAGCTAAATCATCTGGTGGTATTTTACCTATGTACTCTAAAACTTGTTCTCTTTCATCAAAATCTACAATATTAATAGATGAAAAATCTTCACTATCACCTCTACTAACATCAACACCCATAATATAACGATGACCCGCTATGGGTTCTTTCCATTGCCATAAAGTTCCTTGCATATATTTTTCTATAGGTTGTCTAATCATATTCTTAGCTATATTATCCTGAATATCG